ACCTCCATAAATTTAGTGGATAATCAAATTGAGCCGCTGTTGAAGCGACTCAGCGAGTACGCCTTGCGGCTCAGGTTCGGGTTGCGGTTGTTCTTTGGTCTTTACCTTATCAAGCAAGGAATTGGTAACTGCCCTGCGACTGAACGCATAGGTCGGAGCGGCTTGATGTCTTTTGCTGTCTTCCAGCACACCGTCGGCAAAACCCAATTCAATCGCCTTGTTTGCGTTCATCCATGTTTCTGCGTCCATCCAGTGGGAGATTTTTGCTCTCGACTGATTGGTCTTGACTTGGTAGGCGTTGATGATGGATTCTTTGACCTCGTCCAGCATGGAGATGGCTTTTTGCATTTCGTCCGTGTCACCGATGGCGATGGTCAGTGGATTGTGCACCATCATCAGTGCGGTGGGAGCCATGAGGACTTTCGTGCCAGCCATAGCGATGACACTTGCCGCAGAAGCGGCGATGCCGTCAATCTTGACCGTGACGTTGTGCGGATAATCCATCAACATGGCGTAGATTTGACTTGCAGCGATGCAGTCTCCGCCGGGCGAATTTAGCCAGATGGTGATGTCACCCTTGTCTGAGAAGAGTTCCGATTTGAACATTGCCGGAGTGATTTCATCGCCCCACCAAGTCTCATCCGAGATCTCTCCATCAAAGTAAAGGACGCGTTCGCCACTTTCGTCAGCATCACGCGCCCAGTTCCAAAACTTCTTGTTTTTTGCCATTAGCTTGTATCCTCCGTTTCATTTGGTTTGTATGCTGCTCCAACATCGGCCAGCTTGACCATGTTGCCGTTGACGAAGTGCAGATCGCCGCCTTCCTCGGCAGTCAGCAGATTCATATCCTCCAAGCCACGTACATCGTTGACCGACATAAATCCGTTTTGAATGCCTGTTGAATAGCCTTGCATACGGCTTTGGTAGTCGCCGCGAAGTAGTCCGTCGAGATTAAACTTGATAAAGATCGTCGCTTTTTCCGATGGCAGAATGAGAACCTGCTGTAAAGACTGCTCCCACCTGACCACCCACGGGTCGAGGGTATACTTGACGAACTCTAAAGACTGCTGTTCGATGTTGGAGAAGCTGCTCTTTTCAAGGTCGCCGACCATATGAGGAGGCACTCTGAAAATACGGGCAATTTCATTTATTTGAAACTTACGTGTTTCCAAAAACTGCGCCTGTTCAGGCGGTATGGACATCTGATGGAATTTAAGACCTTCCTCCAAAACCGCTACTTTGTGTGCATTTGCGCCTCCGAATTGCGACTGCCAGCTTTCTCTGAGCCTGTCGGCCTGTTCCGGTTTGATGACACCGGGGTGTTCCAGTACACCGCCGGGGTTCGCTCCGTTGGCGAAAAACGTAGCGCCGTAGTCCTCCGTTGCAAGGGCAAGCCCCACGGCGTTCTTTGCCATCGCAATCGGCGAGTAACCTATAAGGCCGTCAAAGCCCAAGCCGGGGATATGCAGGATATTCTCGCGACGTAACTTGACCTGACCCTTGTCACTTTGGTAGGTGTAGACCAGTTCGCCGCTTTCGTTTCTATCCACAGCCATTCGGTCGGGCAGGAGTGGATAGAGCGCAATGGGAAACCCCCTGCCGTCTCTGATAATCTGTGCGTAAGCGTTGCCCCAAAGTAAAAGATGACTCATCAGTGTTTCTCTGAACACAAATGAAGTCATCTCGCGGTTAGGCTCATCATGAAGCAGCCGGTAGAGGGGGTGTGACGGTTTTGTGGATTTGCTCCCGTTGGCGGTTCGCTCATATACGTGGAGCGGAAGTCCCGCCACCGATTCGGCAAGGATACGGACGCAAGCGTAGACCGCCGAGGTCTGCATCGCCGTCCGCTCATTGACCGCCTTACCGCTGGTTGTGCCACCGAAGAGAAAATTCCAGCCACCACCGACACGGTTTTTAGGCTTATCCCGTGAGCGGAACAACCCTGAGAATATGCTCATATAAATAACAACCCCCTTTCATCATAGACACTGTCGTTGATACCGCCGCCGAGGGTTGCCCTCGCAAGTCCCATGATCAGCGCGACTACACCATCTATTTTTTCTGTAGATTTCTTCTTATTGGGTTTGATGTTGCCCGCAGCATCTTGGTCGACGATGACATTACTCATATTCCAGTCGAGGACAGGATGTTTTCCATGGCGTATTTTGCCTTCCATCACAAACTGAAAGAAGTCCTTTGAAGGTGGGGACATGGAAATGAAACCCTGACCGAACGGAAACACCGTAAACCCATGCTCCGCACCCAGTTCTTCAAGGTCGCGGCGAATCTTCTCCGCACCGTAGCGGTCGTAGGCGATTTCACGAATTCTAAAACGCTCAGACAGCTTGGCGATGAAAGCCACTATGTAGTCATAGTCCACCACATTGCCCTCGGTGGTGTTGAACACTCCTGACTTTTTCCATACGGCATAAGGAACGTGGTCGCGCCTTGTCCGCAGGTCAATCACATCTTCCGGCAGCCAGTAAAATGGCATCACTGTGTATTTGGTATCAACTCCAACCGGTGGGAATACCAGAACCAGAGCCGTAAGATCGCCGGTACTGGAAAGGTCGAGACCGCAGTAGCAATCCCGACCCTCGTATTCTTCAAAGTCTATGTCTTCACCGCAGGCGTCCCATTTGTCCATAGGCATCCACCTGATATCAGCATTACACCATTCGTTCAGGCGAAACTGCCGAAAGTGCATCTCCTCGGCAGGGTTTTGTTTTGCCTGTTCATAGGCAGCCTGCACCGTTTCAAAGGGAATCGTTACGTCGATGGATGGATTGACCCGTCGCCAGACGGCTTCGTCATTCCAATCATCATCTTCTTCAATGCCGAATACGGCAGGATAGAAGGACGGATCAATTTTTGAGCCGTCCATAACCGCTTTTGCTTTTTGGTGGATTTCATAACAGATGCTCGTCTTATCCCTGCCCGCTGTGGTGATGAGAAAGTAGAGGGGCTGCCGTCTGGCGTCACCTGTGTACTTGGTCATGGTATCGAACAGTTCGCGGGTCTGCTGGGCGAAGAGTTCATCAAATATAAGACCGGAAACATTGAAGCCTTGTTTGGACTTTGTTTCCGAGGACAGCACTCTATAAAAGCTGTTGGTGTGCGGGAATATAATCCGCTTGGTTGACGGCACGAGTTTTGACAGCTTTGCCAGATCGCCGCATTGCTCGACCATCGCTTTGGCAGTATTGAAAACAATACTCGCCTGATTGATGTCGGCGGCACAGGAGTAGACCTCGGCACCCGCTTCGCCATCGGCGAACAGGAGGTAGAGGGCGATTGCCGCCGCCAGTTCCGACTTACCGTTTTTCTTACCGACCTCAACATACGCCGTGCGAAACTGCCGATAACCGTCCTCTCCGACGATACCAAAAATATCACGGATAATTTGCTCCTGCCACGGCATCAACTGAAAAGGTTTTCCATACCATTCGCCGGTGGTGTGCTTGAGCATGGATATAAAATTAACCGCAAAATCCGCTCGTCGTACATCATATCGGCTGGTCGGCAACATGAGTGGTGTTGGTTTGTATTTGAAATCAGGCACCGTCGTCCTCCTTTCGCGCAAAATAAAAGACCTCCGAAGAAGTCATCAAAATCTATCTGTACGAGAGACAGCCCCTTGTCGGGGTGTCTGTCTTTCGGTTGTTTCGTGTTTAGTTGTACTTGCTGAGGATGATGCTGTAGACCGCCTTGACCTCATCGGTGGGTTTGATATCCCAACCCCTGTCGTAGTTAACAACGTCGCGGGTCTCGCCGAACTTGCGTATTGTCAGCTTGCTGATTTTGCCGCCGTCGATACCGAACGGAGAGCTTTCCTCATAATGCTTGACCCAGTATTTGTACTTGCTGCCTGTCGATGGGCAGTAGATAATTCCTTCACTCCACATTTTCAAGTTCTCCTGTCAATATCAGATTTGCATATCGCTTGGTGTCCGTGGAAATGAAGTTCGCTAATTCGTTGAATCCCATCTCCATCGCAATTTTGAACACTGCTTTGGTATCAAACATATTCGTGCGCCCCGTGGCCGCCACCTTACGACATTGTGCTTTGACAACCTCGGCTTTGGAAAGCAGTCTGATTTCATCCTCGCCAAAAACTGCTCCGAGATGTGAGCCGCTGTCCCAGATAATGAAAACCGTGCCTGTGTCGTCTACGAAGTCCACCGTTCCCGTGTCGCCGGGTTTCAGCTTGGTGTAGGGGTCAGTCATAGAAATCAGTTCAACACGAGCGCCTTTTTTGTAACTTACCCTCCGTGCTTCGAGGGCTGCTTTTGATATGAAACTATTCACTGTCTGCCACCTCCATTTTCTTGCCGCCTTTCCAGCTTGAATTGCCTTCAAGTCTTGAAAGTAATATCTTTCGAGCTGCTTTGTACTCGTCGCCGATGAATCCAAGGGAGAGCAGGAAACACCGCATAGCGTATTTCGGGTTGCCGTCGATGTCTTTTTCTCTTGCCGTGATTCGCTTCTTTTCAATTGCAGTTTTGCAAAGCAGGCTGATCAGCGTGGCGTAGGCTTCTGTGTGTTCCGTATCAATCGTTCCTTTAAACCAGGGGAACTGCAGTGTGTCGGTGGTCTGCTTAATCGGCAGGTCATCCGTTCCGATCGACGCCTTGAGAAGCGGGGCTTTGGCATTCACCAGTTTGGAGAGATTGTCGAGTTTCTCAGGTGTAAAGCCGTCAAGGGGTATTTCGATGGTCAGGCGGTCGCTGAGATCCGCTTGGTATGTGCTGCTTTCGGGTCCAGTCGCCAGCTCATCGTATTCTTCGGTGACTGCCTTGAAGCTGTGCAAACCGCAAAGGTTAGCGACCAGCTCCCGGTTGTCCTCGCCCATGAGCGTGCCAGTCTTGTCGATGTGGTAGCCGCCAACCTCGTAGGCGAATGTCGGCGCTCCGAGGTAATTGGTCGGGGCGTTAAGTTCATGGCTGATGGCTGCGACCAGTGATTTGCGTTCAGAGCCTGTTACGTTGTAAGAAAGTCTCATGTTCGTTTCCTCCATTTTCCTTGATTTTGCAGGGGTTTTGTCCTCCGTGCACTACATATATCACTCTGAACGCCTTTATTAGCAAGCTTTTATGTGATAATAAATGCACCGAATATCAAGGAAATACAGCCCCTTGTTATTGTGTGTATGACACAATGCCGCTGAGAATAAAATCATACTTGGAAGAGCCACATAGCGCTTTTGACTATATTAAAGCCACCTCTTTCACGAGGTCGGCATATTGGAATACCTTGCCGTCACGCTCACAGGTGATATCCTCGCCACCGTTTTGCTTGTACTCGGCATACCTGCGTAAAATGACCGAAGCATATTTCTCGTCCAATTCGAGCATGTAGCAGGTGCGGTCAAGCTGCTCGCAGGCGATGAGCGTCGACCCGGAGCCGCCGAAAGTGTCCAGCACGATGGCGTTTGCCTGACTGCTGTTGGCAATAGGATATGCCAGCAGGTCGAGGGGTTTGCTTGTCGGGTGATCGGCGTTTTTCTTTGGTTTATCGAAGTTCCAAATGGTAGTCTGCTTACGGTCGGAATACCACTTGTGTTTGGAGGTATTCTTAAAGGCATACAGCACCGGCTCGTGCATTTGCTGGTAATCACCCCGACCAAGCACGAGGGCATTTTTCACCCAGATGCAAGTCGTGGAATAATGGAACCCTGCGTCCACGCAAGCGCGGAAGAAATTTACCTTCTCCGAATCTGAATGGAAGCAGTAAAAAGCCCCGCCGTCGGCGAGGTTCTCGTAAAGATTCTTAAATGCCGACAGCAAAAAGATGTAGAATTGTTCTGCTTTCATGCTGTCGTTCTTGATTTTTAGTCCGCTCACAGATTCAAAGCTGACGTTGTAAGGGGGATCGGTCAGGACAAGATTGGCTTTGCGACCATCCATCAGCTTCTTGACAGTTTCCGATATCGTGGCATTGCCGCAAATGAGTCGGTGCCGCCCCAGCGTCCAAACATCTCCAGGTAAAACAAAAGCCGCCTGTTCAAGAGCGGCTGTTAAGTCGAAATCGTCGTCAGCTACGTCCCCGCCGGGGTCGACGAAGAGTTTTTCAATCTCGTCGGCGTCAAAGCCCGTAATTTCGAGGTCGAAGCCGAGTTCCTTGAGGTCGGCAAATTCCAGAGCTAAAAGTTCCTCGTCCCATCCGGCATTGAGTGCCAGTCTGTTGTCAGTAAGAATATACGCCCGCTTCTGGGCTTCGGTCAGATGCTCCACAAACACGCAGGGGATTTCGGTCAAACCTTCTTCCCGTGCTGCCATAATGCGTCCATGTCCTGCGATAATATTCAGGTCTTTATCCACGATGACCGGGTTGACGAAACCGAACTCACGCAGGGAGGAACGAAGCTGTAAAATCTGCTCCTTGCTATGGGTGCGGGCGTTCCTTGCATATGGGACGAGACGGTCTATATTCACTTTTTCAAATCGTTCTGTCGATTTCATATCCTAAAACCCCCTGTTTGTTAGCAGTTCGAGAAAGGCGTTCTTTTCTTCGCCCTGCGTGCTGCTGTGGCGATTGATGATTTGCATAATCAGGTTAAAGTCGCCTTGCATCGCCTTGTAATACTGAGCGCCTGCCGTGACGTAGGGCGAGAGCTTCAGTTCCTTGGTCATTCGTCCGATTTTACGGTTCATGGCTTCGCAGGCAAGAAAGCCTTGCCTGTTCAGCACATAATCTGTAATAGTCTGCGGTGCTACATAACCATCACAGCCGCGAGCTGAAATATACTCCTCGATTTCATTTCGCAGCACATCCGCCGCCGGAACTTCTTTTTCACATTCCTTCATAGCAATGGAGAAGTAGTCCGACATCACATTTTTGGAATTGACCTTTTTTGGTTTTGGCAAACTTACAGCATTTGCGCCAGAAGTTTTACCTTCAAGCTTTTTATCGATTGGATTTTTCCGAGGACGGCCTGCCCCCGGACGATAGCCTCCGCTGGGCATTGTCATCACCTCGTTTTTGATTTTGATTTCCGTTTTGATTTTTTGATTTTTGATATTTGAATAATTTGCACGGCAGGCCAAGCGCGCTGTCCACCTTAGAAGTCACAGGGATTGAGACCGCCCCTCGGTCTGAACTTTAAAATAGTCGCCTTGCCCAGCGTGAAGTCTTGAGTGGCATTCCTGACAAAGCGCCATCATATTCTCCCAGTCGTTTGTGCCGCCGTCGGTCAGCTTCACCTTATGGTGTGCAAGGGTGGCGGGAGTGAGCCGTCCGTCACGTTTACACATCACACATAGCGGGTTGGCCGACAGGAACGCTGCACGGATTTGTTTCCACGTTCTACCGTAGCGTTTATTGCTGTCGGGGTCGCGGTCGTATCTGTTATATCGTTTGGCTTCCTGTTTCTGATGTTCCTCACAGTACCTACCCGTGGCCAGCTTGGCGCAGCCAGGGTAGGCACAGGGTTTCTTTGCTTTATATGGCACGTTGCACCTCCTGTTCTGCGCATAAGAAAAGCCCCGTGGGATTGCTCCCGCGAGGCTCGTGTGTGCATTTAATTTTGCCATTTTAATAATAACAGGCTTCTAAGCGGAATTATAGTGGTCAACAGTGGCGTATAGCATCGATCTCGTCCAAAGCCCGGCCGTGAAGCCGGTAAACCCAGCGAAGGTCGAAATGCAGCTCGACCGCTATCTGTTCCCATGTCTTGAAACACAAATACCTTAATTCCAGAAGCGTCTGGAGTTCGGGGCTTTCCACGCACTTAATCACCGTGACGATTTCATGCTTCAGATTTATCAGGCGAGTCAGGTCAGCGTTGATTTCAGACTCCAGGTCTACCATCTTGGCGATAACATCTTCCATGCGGTGAACATTGCGGTTTCCCTTGCTTGGCGGCACATCGGACAGAGTGGCACTTGCTTTTCCGGCGAGTTCTCGCAATGACTGCACCTGCTCAATCTTGCTATTGATACGCTGGTCTATGCGATAAGCTTGGGACAAATAATCCTTTGCCGATAGTTTTGGTTTGTTCATAGGCTACCTCCGATAATTTAATCCCCTCGGATTGGCAGCTTTTGACTCCATAGATTGTCATAGATTTGCTTTTACCGCATCAATTAAGGCGGTTTGTGTTTTGTCCTTGGCGGACAGGGCTTTCATTACCCGTTCGTCAATGGTGTCCTTGGCGATAATGTGGTGGAGAACCACCGTTTCAGCTTTCTGACCCTGCCGCCAAAGACGGGCATTGGCCTGCTGGTAGAGCTCTAAACTCCACGTCATCCCGAACCAAATAATCGTGGAGCCGCCCGACTGAAGATTCAGGCCGTGTCCGGCAGAAGCGGGGTGGATTAAGGCGACAGGCCATTTGCCCTCGTTCCAGCTTGCGATACTATCCGATGTATCCAATTTTGTAAATGATATATGCCGGTCTTTCAACCTTGCTGATATTCGCTCCAAATCGTGCTTGAACCAGTAGGCCACGAGAACGGGCTTGCCGTTGGCGGCTTCAATCAAATCCTCAAGGGCATCCAGCTTGCAGTCATGGATGTAGTGGACTGTGCCGTCGTCGCCATAGACCGCACCATTCGCCATCTGGCAGAGCTTTCCTGATAGGGCGGCGGCATTGGCGGCAGTGACATCGCCACCAGCCAGTTTTAATACCAAGTCCTGCCGCAGTTCGTCGTATCGCTCACGCTCTTTGTCTGATAGCTTAATGGGATATTGGGCGGTTACCAGTTCGGGCATGATCAAGTGATCAGTAGATTTCATCGATATGGTAATGTCGGCGATTTTGGCGTATATTTCTTTTTCAGCAAACGGCAGAGGCTTGTAGCTGAATATGACCTGACCGTTTCTTTTGTCGGGTGTAAAGTATGTGCTGCGATACTGCCCGATGAACCGTCCGAGCCGCTGACCCATGTCGAGAAGCCGGTACTCAGCCCATAAATCCATCAAACCGTTACTACTCGGTGTTCCTGTCAGACCGATGATGCGTACTACCTTGGGGCGAACCTTCATCAATGACCTGAACCGCTTTGTCTGGTGGTTCTTGAAGCTGGATAGTTCATCAACCACCAGGGTGTCGAAATCGAAAGGGATGCCGCTGTCCTCGATCAGCCACACTACGTTTTCGCGGTTGATTACGTAAATATCTGCTTTAGCCTGAAGCGCCGCTTTGCGCTCCGTCTCCGTGCCGACAGCAACGGATAATCTCAGGTCGGAGAGATGCTCCCATTTACTTATTTCTTCAACCCAGACTGCACTAACGCGAAGCGGACAAATAACAAGAATCTTTCCGATTTCAAAGCTGTCAAACAGCAGGTCGGCGATGGCGGTTAGTGTTAACACCGTCTTGCCTAACCCAAGCCCATATCGAGGAACACAGCTGCGACAGTGTTTTCCTTGATATATTCGGTCGCATATCGCTGGTAATCATGCGGTATGAACTTCATTCGGCACCACCTCCAATCTGCTCTAAAATTTCTCTAATTTGCGCTCCATCGTCCAAAACGTAGACCGTAAAACCCAACCGCCGAAGCATCCCATGTCGCGCTTCCTGCAAAGGTCGAGGTTTCTCCCCATACCGCTTCACTTCAACAAAGGCGATTTTGCCCCGCGGCAGGAGAATAAGGCGGTCGGGCATCCCATCAAAACCGGGACTTGTAAATTTAAGTGCGGTACCACCCATTGCTTTGACTGCTTGGACGAGTTTCTGTTCTATGATTTTCTCTCTCACGATAACCTCCAATTTCTCATTTGCCGATTGCCCGATTTTTCCTATAATTACTACGCGTGCGTTTCCCGTGTGCCTATTACCCTTATCCTTACCTATATAAATTAGTAGAATAAAATGGGCAATAAGGGAAAGAGCAACCGTAGAACACTGATTTAATAGGGGCTTGCGACATTGCCGAGCTTGGTTGCCGAAGCCCCAAAACGAGCAGACAGGCAATAAAAATGCTTCATTCCGTTCTAACGAACACTCTCTGAATGCCATAGATGGGCAAGGATTTTTTGCCGGTCTTATTTCCATCGAATAGAGACCAGCCACCGATACGGTTCAAGATACCTTGGATTTCGTAAGAATCAGCTTTCTTTATGGACTCGCGGGACTTTCCGAAGCACTCACACCATATCTCCATCACGCAGACTTGATTCCTGCGGACGCTTCCGCTCGCTCTTGTGGGGTCGTCAGGTGAACGGATGTATTCGATCCTGCGATAAAGGTCCATTGCATCCCAGCTTTCAGGTAGCAGGGTTTCAAGGTAATCTACAACCATGCCCTCGCGCTCGTCGTTTTCCATAGCGTTGCGCTGTTCGGCAAACGCCGCCATAGCAACATCGCCTTTTAAGAACAATTCTTCGCCGCCTTGGTATTTTACGAGGGCTTCTGCCCAAATCTGATCTATGTCCGCAAGCTCCCAAGCGCGGTATTTACTCTCGCCGGATACCCAAACAGGCCAGAAGCGTCGGTTGCCCGTGATGTCCCGCAGAAATCCGCCGTCTGAGTTGGTCGTACCTACGATAATGCACTGGCGCGGGTGGCTCTCAACCGCCCGGCCGTACGAAGGACGATACTTATCATCGGTGCGGGTGATAAAGGATTTTACTGTCTCGACATCCATTTTCTTAATGCCCGCAAGCTCCCCGAGCTCGAGTATCCAGTAGCCCTGAAGCTTCTCCGGGGCGGTTTTATCTTTCATATCAGATATTGAAAGGCTGTCGGAATACCATTGCTGGCCCAGTTTGGAGAAGAGTGTGGATTTGCCGATACCCTGCTTGCCATTGAGGACAAGGATGGAGTCATGCTTTGTGCCTGGGCTAATAATCCGAGCCACCGCTGCTACGAGGGTCTTACGGGTGACGGCTCTGGTATAAGGCGAATCTTCCGCGCCGAGGTAATCAATAAGCAGTGTGTCGATGCGGGGAATTCTGTCCCATTCGGGCAAACTTTCGAGGTATTCCCGAATCGGATGATATGCACGGTCGTCGGCAACCTTAGCCAGCGCAAGTTCATAGTTTCGAGCCGAGAACGTGCCATAGCGTTTATCGACGAAAGCCACAAGCTGGGCTGTATCGACATCCCTCCAAGGCTTATGCGGACGTTCCCAGGGCAGTTCGTCACCGTATATCTGGTTGGCGAGGCGATTATGTCGGATACCCGTTAAGGTTTCATCGTTGTTCAGGATAAGGAGCAGGTTGCCGAGGGTGTTGGAGAGGATGCCGCTTTTCTCACGCTGAAGCTGGGATTTCCAATCAGCATCTTCATCAAAGTCGCTTTCAGCCTTGGCAATGCGCTCCTCGGCGAGCAGTAGTTTTACATTTTCATCCTGTACTGCCAGTGCGCTCATCGCCTTAAAGCCTGCCTTTTCGTCAAGATCGGTGAACTTATGGATGCGGACGAGGTCAAAGGCGTTTAACAGCCTGCCACAGGCGGGGTCGGTGGCGTGATGGGAATACGACCATTTGCTTTCATACAGCACCACACCCGCCGAACTATCGGCAGGGATATAGTCATAACGGCCGCTCATTGCCGACGCCTCGTATACATCAGATAGAAATGTTGCAATCACAGCTTCAATCGAATAAGCACGACAGAAAGCGCCGACTACGCCTTCTTTTTCGAGCGGATCTTGCTGCTGGCGGATGTTGCGCTGTATTACTTCGGACTGGCGGCTTGATGTAGGCCAGAGTGAGCAGTCGTGCCAATCGGAGAGCTTGGAGAGGTATGCGTCTGGATCGAGGACATCGCCATCGATTTCTTTAAAAATGTATTTACCGTCGGAAGGTGTGGACGGCCAGTACATCAGGCGTTCCGGTTCATAGGTGCTGTCATCAAAGAAGTCCATGCCGATGACTTCCGCTACCAGTCGGGAAACAGCAGCGTATTCGTCCGGCGAAATCTCGCGGGCAAGCGGAATAACCATGCGAAGCCGGGGTTCTTCGGGTGTATGGCTGTGGGTAGAATAGATCACGCACTTGTGAGGAAACAGCATCTCCACCGTGTCAATAAAATTACTACCGGCGTGATCGGCATCAAGAGTTATCCCTGAGCGACTTTCTACCGTATCCTTTTTACGTCTGCCGCCCTTTAGATGCCCGAGAACATAGCCACCTACATCTTTTGCGGCATCGCGACGGTCTTTGGTGAATCTCTTGTATTCTGCGACAGTTTCAGTTGTGCGGCGAGTGACTTTGAACCGCTCGCACAATCCTTCAAATGTGGTCTTTTTATTGATCCACCGTTTTGAAAGACGGCTATCGCCATATGCGATTTTAAGTTCCATATTCCAGCACCTCACATTTGTGGTTGTAGTATTTGATAGGTATACCGCGCTTTTTTGCCTTAGCGACCTCGCGGGACATACCCTTGGAAGGTTTGCCGAAAACCCATAGCTCATCGCATTTGCCAAGCAGGACAAGGGCAAAGAACATCCCCAATTCGCGCTGCTCTCTGTCATCTTCATCCATGAACTGCGGGTAGTGGAGGTGGGGAGCAATCGGGATGCATCCCTTGGAAACAGCAAAGCGACAATAGCCTCGTGCCCGTTCGATGTTTCTTTCCGTGTCTCCTGCAAAAGGTGAAGCGAGGTAAACAAGCGGACGATAAGTTTTCGCCGGGGTTTCCGATTTGGTAACCGCCGTCAATGCTTCATAGGCGGTCGGGTCGGGATAACCCTCGCTATTGTACTTGTCCATCGGGCACCTCCCCTTGGTAATACTGCTCAACAAGCGAACGCAGCCAGTCGATTTCTTCATCAAGGCGGGCGTTTACCGATTCGTACATAGCGTTCTCAGCTTCAAGCGCAGCAAGCTGTTTTGACCGTTCTGCACTTTTGTCCGCACTGATAAACAGGAGTGAGAAGAAGCATGTCAGCCCGATCCACATCAATACCCACGGGAGCGCTGACCATATTGCCTTCCCAACCTTCTTCAGAGCCGTCTTGATAGCTTGCTTCTTCTCAATATTCATTGTCGTTTACCCCTTTCCCAAGGAAGAGATTGATAAAATACTGCTGCCCCTTGCCCGTGACTTTTGTAGTCTTGCTGATAGTGACATGACCGTCTGAATGAGTGATGGCAGTTTCCTTAACCCGGAAAAGCCCCAGCTCCATCGCCCTTTGGGTTGGCGCGTTATAATCTGTTCCTTTGCGCTTGATGAGGTAGCCGTCCTGACGCAGTTTTTCAAACAGACGGTTCTGGCCGATTTCGATACCGTTGCCTTTGAGGATTTTTGCCAACTCACCAATAAGAATGGTGCCCTCGGAGACAGACACCGCATCGGCGAAGATAACCTTTGGTTTATTCTCGGTGGCTTCCAGTTGCAGCCGTTCCTTGGCAGCGCGCTCTTCCTTAAGGGCGGTCAGCGCTTTAATCCATGAGTCGGGATCGTTCATCAACTCTTCTAATTTAGCGGGAGTGACATACGCGCCATGCTTGCGGATGGTGGGAAGCACTTCATGGGTGACCCAGCGTTTAAACTTTTTAGCTTCGGGCTTGCGGGATAACAAAATAATGCTGTAAAGCCCACTTTCAGTAACTGCGATCATTTCCTGTCGACCACCAAGGGTGTCCACTAATACCGGCTCCCTTTCATCGTCGTCTAATCGTGCTGCTGCGTCGCGATATTTTTCAATCCCGAGAATGCCGCACACATCCTTAAGTACCCAGAGAATATTGCTACCCTTTTGAACAGTCCTGACTTCGTTCCCTTCATAGGAGAACACTTGTAATCCGTACATATTGAACCTCCTGAAAATTTATTTTCGAGAGGCAACAACCCCTCTACTGCCTACAGACAGGAGAGGTTGTTTTGCGTACTGGCATTTAATCTTTTTTATAAAATGAGCAATCGAACCCATCGGCAATGAGTAAAAGTCCCTCAGCCCAAGGCGGCGTCCGGCTCATTTGCTGACATAAAATTTCGGCAGACATCTCTGGACCGGCTTCGATGACGACTTCGTCGTGGATGTGCATCACGATGGAGCAATGACGGAGCGTCTGCATGGCGTAGGATAAAATATCCCGGCTGATCGCCTGCACAATATTCTCCACGAACTTAGGACCATAGCTTTCAATATGTTCCCATTTTTTTGTGCCACCGACGCCTTCATAGGTCACACAGTCTGAGCCGAATTGGTTTGTTCCGATACGTGGCTTGACATAGGAAAGCCTCCTGCCGGAGGGAAGCGTGATAAACAGCATCCCGCTTTGATAGCCGAAGCGAATTCCGTGAGTTTCGGTCATCGTCCTGTCCCTGACTGCTTTCATAGCCGCGCGATCAACATCCCACCAAAACCTCACGATATTCGGGTTCGCCGACCGCCATGCTGAAACGAGTGGACGGAGTTCTTCTTCCGACAAACCCATCTCCAAGGCGCCCATCGCTTTGAGTGCACCGACCGAGCCGCCGTAGCCGAGGGCAAGTTCGGCAATCTTTCCTTTTTGCCTGAGCGGGCTACCTTTGGTGACTTCCTCGATCGGAACATGGAACATCTGACTTGCCGAAGCTTCGTAAATCTTGCCGTGGGTGGCAAACACATCGTTTCGCCACCGCTCTCCGGCAAGCCAAGCGATGACGCGGGCTTCAATCGCCGAAAAGTCAGCGACAATTAGCTTGTAGCCATCCTTCGGCACGAAGGCTGTGCGGATCAACTGGGAGAGAACGTCGGGAATGTTGTCATAGAGCAGTTCCAAAGCGGCGAAGTCTCCATCATGAACAAGCCATCGTGCATCTTCAAGGTCGATCAGATGATTTTGTGGCAGATTTTGCATTTGAATGAGCCGCCCAGCCCATCTGCCGGTTCTGTTAGCGCCGTAAAACTGAAACATTCCACGGGCGCGACCGTCAGCGCAGACGGCGTTCTCCATCGTCTGATACTTCTTGATCGAGGATTTTGCTAATTGCTGTCGGAGCGACAGGACTTTTCCAAGTGGCTCAGGTGCATCCTTAAGCAGCTCCGTTACCACTTTTTTCCCGAGAGAATCAGTTTCCATACCGTTATCGGCGAGCCACTGTTTCATTTGTTGTAGTGAATTTGGATTATCCAGATCGGTGAGTTCCTTCATCAAGCGGGTCAACTTGGTACGGGAGCGGGCATCTGCTTTAATGGCATTGCGGACGAGCGCCATGTCCAAAGCTACGCCACGATCGTTAATCTCTTGGTCATGGGCGTATTCTTCCCATACATTTTCAGGCACGGGAAACTTGGCAAGCCGCTCTTGGATAGAGAGTTCCGTCTCAACGTCGCGGCGATTGTATGCTTTGAATGATTCCCATTTGTCGGAGGCGTGCTCCGGCAAGTTCCGTGTTCTTTGCCCGTTTGTGGCGGTGGGTTTACAGGGTGAGCAAAAGTATCTGATGAGATCCTTGCCCTCGGTCAGTTTTTGCTTCTCAAGTCCCAATACCGCTCCCGCGCCTTCGAGGGAGAGGGGCAACCCCATGTATGCTGACCAGATCATCGTACACCGCCACGATGCGGGATTAAGGTATTTCGCCTTGCCGAGGATTTCAGCAGAGTGGTGGTTGTCGGCGAAGGGGTCAAGACTGATGTCCATATCCGAAATGTATCGAGAGAGACAGACCCTCTCAAAATTGGCGTTGAACGCCCATTTTTGAACATCGTCGTCTGTTAGCGCATTGAGGATTTCTGGCGGTAGATGTTCGCCCGCCGCAAGGTCGATGACCTGAACATCGCCGTCATCTACGGAATAACCGAACAGAAGAATCTCAAAGTCGGGCGACTCGGCGTACTTGTACACGCCACATTTGGAGAGGTCATAGCCGCTATAGGTTTCAATATCTATGGATAAAGTTTTCATAAGACCTCCATAATTGAAGAAGGCAGCAAGTTGCCCTGCCGCCCTCCGTAGTCTCGCGAATGTAGTTAGCCGAGGAAATCCTCGTCGTCGTAGGTGGCGAAATCATCCTCCGCACGGGATTTACCGCCGAGGGGTTCGCCGTCGCGGATTTTCTGCAGGTTGTTCAGGCCACAGGCAATACCTTTATTGCCGTTACTGTTGAAAGCGTAGAAATTAATGCTCGCTCTGCCATATACGCCGCTGTAAACTTCCGAGCGGTTTATAATTTCCTGACGGTCTGCATCAACCACGCCTGGTGCGGTCGCACTGTTGGCGTTGATAAAATAGGCGTTTTCGTAGGCGGGGTCGTCGGGACGTTCAGTGTCGCCATCACGAAGCGGGGTCTTGAGGGCGGCAAGGGGCGGTACGGTTTTGCCGTTGCCTTTTAGTTTCGCCTCACCTTCGCGGTAAGCCGCTTCAATCGCTGTCTTGATTTTAGCGATGGTCTTGGTATCTGACTTGGGGATAATGAGTGATACCGAGAACTTCGGCGTGCCGCCGTTGATGGATTTCGCTTCCCACACATTAGCGTAAGACCAGCGGGTATCGTGTCCTGTGATGACCTTCATAGGGTTTTGAGCCTGTGTGTTTACATTGTTTGTCGTGTTAGCCATTGGAATTTTCCTCCTCATAATCATTAAAATCGTGTTTTGCTGTATGGATTGCCGGACGTTTGTCGCCCTCCGGTACGAGCGTTGGTTTGCCTTGTGGCTTCTCGACCAGATCGCCGAGCAGTTCGGAGAACCTTACCTTGCCAAGAGCCTTTTCCATTGCGGTGATGCCAATTACTTTGTGTTCATATGGGTCGAAGCCTGCCGCGCTGACGGCATCAGCGACTGCCTCATCGTTTGTGTACCTGCGGTTAGAACGACCTTCAACCAGTTTCCAACCTGACCAGCGCTTGCCGCTGAGTGCACTTTGAAGAGCGTAGTCCTTGATGTCCGAAGCCCACGAAACAAGATCGTCTATCTTGCCAAGAATGGATTCGATTTCATCATCCTCTAAAAGGGGCGGTAACTTGAATTCGTATTTTGCGAGTTCAAGGTTTTGCTCTGCCCGTTTGCGGCAGTCATGCTTCGCCTTGCAGAATTGGCACCAATCGCCACACCGGAATTCGCCCTTGCCGTCGTAGGCAAGGTCTGCGATAGGTTTTAAGGTTTCTGCTGCCCACTGATAAAGTGATTCTTTGAAAACCGTGTGGGTACTGATGTTATCCCGCCTTGGCTGGTAAATGGTCATGCTGACTGTGTCGATGTCATAGATTCCGTCAAACAACTCCAGAGCACCCAAGGCGTATAGTTTCATTTGCGGGTTGTCGTCAGATTCGATCAGTACACCTTGTCCGTGCTTGTAATCCACGATGTGGAGCGTGCCGTCAGCGATGATCACGCAGTCGCCGGTGCCAAAGCCACCCTCGACATACTTAGAAAAGTCGAGACGCTGCTCAATCAGCACCACAGGGTCGGAGCAATTTTGCTTTGCCGTTTCCACCAGTTCCATGATGTAAGCGGCATATCCGTTGGCGTATTCCTCCATCTCTTCGGAGTAGTAGGTCAGGCTGGTGGTTGGATCTTTGGTGTGGATGCTGAGAGCCGTTTTCAACTTGTACTCACACAGGGTGTGTGCCTCCGTGCCTTCGGCGGCATAACTGCTGCCTTTATCTTCGTACTTCTCACCAAGCCTGGCCGAGGGAGGGCAGTTCAACCATCGGTGGCTTGAAGAAGCAGAGAGAAGTGCGTGTTTACCCATTTCCCAGTACCTCCGCTTCTGCGAGCAGGGCAGCGTAATTTTTGGGGTCGATCTCTGATAGCTTCGCAGCGCCATGCTTTTCGAGCAGTTCCCGAATTTTAGCGGTGTAACCGTTACGAGATTTTTCCGCAAGTACTGCTCTGACCTCTTCCAGTGTTAGAGGTTTTGAAGTTGGCGTTGATTCTGGCTGTACCGATGTTCTGGGTTGGCTGCCGCTGAAAAGAGAAGTCAAGCTATCAGCTACGGTGTTCAGGGACTGTGCAACACTACGAAGTTCGCTAACACAGAGGTCGAGTTCGCCCATCTTGCTCATCTGGTGCACCTCCTTCCCTGGTGGATTCTTTCTGCTTTTGAAGTGCGAGCAGCTTCTTGGCAAGACGTTTAGACACGACACTTATTGCCGTGAGGATGCCTGCAAGTTCTTCGTCCAGCTCGGCATCACGCATTTCCGCGTTCCTTTCAGTTGCTTCTGTTTGCATTTTCTTACCTCCGTTTCCGAGAAGCATTACCGCCCCTCTACCGTCTACAGACAGAAGAGGGGCGGTTGCGTACCACGAAGAGTGGTTACTCAAAAAACTTCTTCAGGGCTTCGTCATTTCGCAGGATGTCAAGGACACGGCGGACATGAACGGTAATGCTGCGTGATGATTTAAAATCGTACTTAGGCGCTAATTCACGCACGGTTTTTTCATGGATAATGCGGTCTGTTATAAGCTCACGGTCTTTTTGAGTGAGGGTAGCAAGTGCGGCATAGAGGGTGTCTAATACAGCCTTTTGTTCTAAAAATTCTGTGATATCAGTGGGATCGGCAGGTTCGTAAAATGTATCCGAGCCGTCAGAATCGTTACCCAATGGCTTATCAAGTTCAACAGTGCGGCTCGTGCGGGACTTACAAGTCTCACATTTTTGGTTACACTTGCTTGTTCCTTTCCATACGCATTGAAATTTCCGCTCTTGATATTTTTGCTCTCGCCATATAGAGCGCATATTCTCCCGCGCAAGGTCTTCCCCCATCTGGTTACGGGGCAGACGGACAACAAGGCCGGATTCCTCATCGACATACCAGCGTTGTGGAAAGGGTTTTTCGGGTTCTTCGGAACGGGCAAGGCACTCTGCTCTTGGTACTTTGAATTCCTGTGCTCCATCCTCCGATAGGATGTAGTAGGCCATCGGTTCACCGGATTTCGTGCGGTGTGGAATGGGGGTGGGTTTGAAAGACTTGTTTTGGCTTTGATTTGCTTGGTTTTTCATCAGATTTCCTCCTGTGATTTGAATTGCGTGAGCAATCGCAGGGAGGAAATATGGAAGTTTGTACAGATTCACACTGTTATCATTGTTTTTCGGATTGGTGCGTGATATAATGGTTTAACAGTGTTTAGTGTGGGTTGTTATTTTGGCTTTTGCACCTTCGCCACCGTACAAGAGCAACAAAAAATGCCCCTGCGATTTCTCACAAGGACATAAAATGGTTCGCCGAGTTCGCCAACCATACTTCGTAGAGTTGGTTAGAGTTCGCCGAGTTAGTTTTTTGAAAAGCGGTGAAAATATATGGCAAAAATAGTAAAGCAGCGTCTTTGCGGCGGCACTTTCCTTACATTGTTTTTACGTGCAAGAAAGTCCCTACGTGGAGCAAATGAATATTATACGGGGAATCCGGAGCCTTATTCCGAACCCATAGCTCTGTTCGCCTTATCTAAGGTGATCGTTCCTGACTGGCAGAACATATTTGTATTCGCTGACAGCACAGTTAGCGGCAATACTTCAGAATATAAGACCTGTAAAAATGAAGGAGGCTCAATATATCCTTTTGGTGACGATGCGGCACTGACTGCATTCAATACGCGAATCAAAGATAATTACCCCTCCGTATTAGCCGAAATGTCTAAGGTAATAGCATTGCTCATTGATACAGGCAGCATGAGAAAAGACGAAAGATTGGTTATAGAACTTTTAGCCTTGATTGAAGCTGATGACTCCATCGGTGATAATCAACTTTTCTTTGCTTCGGAAAGCGGTGATGCAATAACAAAATCCGACATTCTCAAAGCAACAAGTGTTTGCCTGCAATCATTTTTATTAGGTGTTTGGCATTTTGCAGTAACCCGTTCAGAAAAGAATACTTTTGGCAAGGAAACAATCAATTTATGGTGTCCTTCAACCGGAGGGGGAAAGCGTGAATATAAAGGGAACCTTGCAAACCTCATTTCAAGGAATATTACGCTAAACTATTGTGAAGGCTTTGGAGAAAGTGTCGATGCTGAAATTGTTGATGAGCCATTAGTGGACGAACCAATGACAAATGATGAAAGTCCTAATGAGGAACAGTCGGCAGAGAAAGAGCCTGACGCATCCATCTTGACGCAGCAGGTTATAAACAACAATCCTACATTCTTCAATTTCAACATATCCGGCAATAACAACAGTTTCTATAATCATGTAGATACAGTAAATATTAATAACGGAGGGCAAAAAGATGAGTGATAAACTGAAACCGATCTCATCCACCGTTCTTCCGTCGAGTGGTGCATCGGCAAATATAAACCTACCCGGTGATGGGAACACGCTGATTGCTCACGCGAATGCAGTGAATATGAAAAGCGTGTATATTCCTGTAGTTCAGACAAGTGGGGTCACGCTTCCGACAAGACGCACTGTAAATGAGAATTATTATAGTCTTTTCGTTATTGGTGATGAATTGTTCACCGGAGGCCATTTTATGGTACCGAAGGAATGTGCTTTGACCGAGAGTATAGCACCCGAATTAAAAGCCAAATACGCCAAATTAGATATGGGGGCCATTACAGCAATAAAAACCTTCCCGGCTATATTCGCAAGCAGAAATCATCAATATGGTCGTGCAGGTGAAAATCAAGATGCCTATCTCGGATTTGTTGATGAAGTAATAGTTCAAGATAACGGCATCAAGGTGTGTTTTCATTTGCTGTACGCCATATCGCAGCGCCGACTCAATGAGCTTACTTGTGAACTCTCTATCGATAGCGCTTCGGCATTTAATGAATTTGATCGTACACATTGGACGATAAAACAGATAAATCTAATTGAGAAGCTGCGCAAAGCAGATGTAATAAACACTCTGTTTTAAGAGTTGTAACCACAACAAAACGAGATATATACATTATGGAGGTTTTGACATGAGCAACGAGATTGATAAGAATATAACCGAAAAATGGGTGAATCTTGAGGATATCGCCGAGTATCTCAGTGTAAGCAAGGACACTGTCCGCACGTGGATGCGGGAAGGTAAACTCCCCGTTAATAAAGCCGGGAAACGCTATAAGTTTAAAGTCTCCGAAGTTGACGAGTGGGTACGCAAGGGCAAAATCAAGGAGTAAATCGAATGAAATTCTAAGGAGTCAATAATATGCAGATGCCAGAAATGCTTGATAATGTGAATAAAACGGTTAAGGACGACTTGACCGTTTCGATAAACAAGGGCGACAAGCTGTCCATAGCGGCTGCCTGTTTCTCCATATATGCGTACCAAGCCCTCAAGAAACAGCTTGATGGCATCAATGAGTTGCGTTTTATTTTCACCTCACCGACTTTCCTGCATGAGAAGGCGCCCAAGGAAAAACGAGAGTTCTATATCCCACGTCTTAACCGTGAGCTTTCACTCTACGGCACGGAGTTTGAAGTGAAGCTTCGTAATGAATTGACACAAAAGGCAATTGCCCGCGAGTGTTCCGACTGGATTCGTAAGAAGGTAAAATTCCGTTCCAACCTCACAGGCGGGAACATCAGCGGTTTTATGAATGTTGAAGGAAATGAGTGCACGACCTATATGCCACTACATGGGTTCACCACTTCCGACATCGGTTGCGAGCGTGGCAACAATATCATTAATCCGGTTAATAAGATGTTTGCGCCGCTCTCCGGCGAGTATATCCGTATGTTTAATCAAATTTGGAACGACAAGAGCCTGATGCAAGATGTGACTGAGCAGGTCATCGATGGTATCACTGCGGCCTATAACGAAAACGCACCAGAGTTTATTTACTTTGTGGCAATATACAATATCTTCAATGAGTTCTTGGAGGATATCTCCGAGGACGTTTTACCCAATGAAGCGACGGGATTTAAAGAGAGTAAAATCTGGAATATGTTATATGCATTCCAAAAGGACGCCGTACTTGCGATTATTAACAAACTTGAATCATATAACGGATGTATCCTTGCAGACAGCGTAGGACTTGGTAAAACATTTACCGCCCTTGCTGTCGTTAAGTATTATGAAAATCGCAACCGCTCCGTGCTTGTTTTGTGCCCTAAGAAGTTGTCGGATAACTGGAATACATATAAAGACAACTATGTGAACAACCCAATAGCTGCCGACCGCTTGCGATATGATGTGCTGTATCATACGGACCTTTCAAGGGATCGCGGCAAATCCAACGGGCTTGATTTGGATAGGCTTAACTGGGGCAATTATGACCTTGTGGTAATCGATGAGTCCCACAACTTTAGAAACGGCGGTGAAGTATATGGAGAAGACCGTCGCGAGAATCGCTACCTTCGTTTAATGAACCGTGTTATACGCACGGGAGTAAAGACGAAGGTTTTGATGCTTTCGGCAACTCCAGTCAACAACCGTTTTACCGATCTTCGCCACCAGCTTGAACTTGCTTATGAGGGCAATCCGAGTCTCATCAATGAGAAACTCGGCATAAATCGCACAATAGATGAAATTTTTAGAAGCGCCCAAAAGCAATTCAACCAGTGGAACAAGAAGGAAGAGGACGAAAGAACTACGAACTCGCTGTTAAAGTCACTCGATTTCGACTTTTTTGAGGTGCTGGACAGCGTGACCATCGCTCGCTCCCGTAAACATATAGAAAAATATTACAATATGAAGGAGATAGGCTCATTCCCCGAACGATTGAAGCCCATCTCTTTGCGACCGCGCCTGACCGATTTAGAAAGCGCAATAAACTACAGCGAAATTTACTATCAGCTAATGAAATTGAATCTCTCGGTGTATATCCCTACCGATTACATATTCCCAAGTATGCTCCATAAATATGTTGATACTTCCCGCAACATCAACCGCGCAGGGCGTGAAATGGGCATACGCCGCTTGATGAGCATAAACCTAATGAAACGACTCGAAAGCTCCGTAGAGTCCTTTCGGCTCACTGTTGGGCGGGTTAAGCAATTAATTGATAGCACAATTGCCGAAATAGATGCCTACACAAGTGGCGGCTATTCGGTTATAGACGGACGGGAACTCACAGGCGACGCAGACTTCGACGATGATGATCGCAATACGGAGTATTTTGCTGCCGAACACAGCATCAAAATTGACCTTGGCGACATGGATTATAAAACCTGGCGGGACAGGCTTTCAGAAGACAGCGAGGAGCTTGCCTTACTGAAAATGCTGATTGACGATATCACACCAAAACACGACACAAAACTCCAGACGCTTTTCGGACTTATCGAAGGCAAACTGACGAATCCGATTAACGATAGAAACCGAAAGATCCTGATATTCTCAGCATTCTCAGATACGGCGGAGTATCTGTACCACCATGTCAGTTCATTCGTGAAGTCTAAATTTGGGCTTGATACGGCGATGATTACGGGAAGCGTTGATGGCAAAACCACGATAAAGGGACAGCGGGCTTCTATGAACGAGGTGCTGACCTTGTTCTCCCCGATTTCAAAGGACAAAAACCTGTTGATGCCAAACAACACCGCTGACATTTCGGTGCTGATTGCCACAGACTGCATATCAGAAGGTCAGAACCTGCAAGACTGCGACTATTGCGTCAACTACGACATTCACTGGAACCCCGTCCGTATTATTCAGCGTTTCGGGCGGATTGACCGTATTGGCAGCCGCAACGAGGTTATTCAGCTTGTCAACTTCTGGCCGGACGTGGATTTGGATGAGTATCTCTCCCTTAAAGGTAGGGTGGAAACAAGGATGCGGATTTCTGTCATGACCGCAACCGGTGACGACGACCTTATCAACGCCGAGGAAAAAGGCGACCTTGAATACCGCAAAGCGCAACTCAAACGACTTCAAGAGGAAGTTGTGGATATAGAAGATATGCAGTCGGGCATCTCCATTATGGATTTGGGACTGAACGAATTTAGGCTTGACCTGCTTGAATATGTTAAAAACAATGGCGATATGGATAAAGTTCCTTTTGGGCTTCATGCGGTTGTCCCCGCTTCGGAGGATTGTCCGCCGGGAATTGTGTTCGTGTTGAAGAACCGCAATAACAGCGTAAACATTGATATGCAGAACCGCCTCCACCCGTTTTACATGGTGTATATAGGAACGGACGGTGAAGTCATTTGCGACCATCTTTCCCCAAAGGAACTGCTTGACAAGTTCCGATCTCTATGCAGGGGCAAAACCGAACCAACGATGGAAGCCTGCCAAGACTTCAACAAAGAGACAAAAGACGGGCGAGATATGCGCGGCGTGTCCACGTTGTTATCGGATGCAATCAACTCAATTATTGAAGTAAAAGAGGAAAGCGATATCGATAGCTTGTTCAGCCCGGGCGGCACATCTGCCCTAAATACCAATATCAGCGGGCTGGATGATTTTGAATTGATTTGCTTCCTTGTGGTGAGGTGACGAGATGTTAGGATTGCCACGCACAACGCAGGTAAACCGCCGTGTTGCAAAAGAGAAGCTTTATCAAAACGCAGCTCTTGCGCCCCAAACGCGTGAGATGATAAAGGACCAGATAGATTCAGTCTTCTGGCGAAACAAGCTTGCAGATAGCACGATGGCGATCAGTGCAGGCGAAACAGTTGCAGAAATTCAGATATTTGAAATTCAGCTTCGCCAACGGGAACTCGACAAGCGGGTTTTGCCCGCCATTGCCAAAGCAATACCGTATAAAATCCTGTTTATTCTCGTGTTCGGCGACGAGGCACAGTTGTGGATTGAAGCGGCTGGCATGTTCTACAACACTGACTGGCAGCCGCTTGGCGGTTTTGCGTTGAAGTTCGAGGGGTTAAATCTGGATGCGGTGTACGAAAACTTGGCGCGGCAGATTTCGGGTGGACGGCTTGGTACGGAGGGCGACATTGAAGAAGCCGTAGACCGTGATAAACAGCGGCAAAGACTCGAACATGATATTGCCGCCTTGGAAAAGAAACTACTGCGTGAGAAGCAGTTTAATAAACAGGTTGAGTTGAATGGCGAGTTGAAACGGCTACGAGCCGAGTTGGAAAGGATGGGGTGAATATGAATTTGACTTTTACTGCAAGGACAACTCCTGCCTGTCAGGATTTTTTGAAGATAAGAAAAGACGATGTATGTTACACGATTGATGAGTTTATTGCAAAGTATCATTCTGATTCCGATGAGGTTCTTGGTGATTGCGTAATTCAATACCGTGAAGCAGAAATGAGTCACCAAAAGATGGTTGATGATTATGTTGCTTTTTCGGAAGGCTTGGAATTTTACAATTTTCAAGAGCCGGCACTTGTGTTTGATAATTCGATACAGGCAGCTATCTATTTTGCGAAAAAAGCAAGAGAGTGTCTGCAAATCGCACGGTTTTTTGCAATGAAAAGCGCGTTGCTTTTAGATACTGATTACAACTTGAATTGGTCACAGGGCTATGTACCTCAATACTTATTTCGGTGCATAAATTTTGGAACTGCTTCAACATGGTATTCTAATTGCTTCGACAACATTCTCCAAGTAGCATATTGGGGCTTTTCGTTATATACATCTGCTGTTGATAGAGATGGTAATACTTACGACGATTCGTGGGATGCAAAAAAGATTATGGGGCTTTGCACATACGAGCTTGTTGTCGCGGAATTGAAAACTCGCGGACTCAAGGATATAAGAAAAAGCCTAACATCATGCTCTGGTAAATTTGAAGATGTAAGAATGTGGGCGAACTATATTAAGCATAAAGGCGGCATCGACTACAAACATCTGGAAGCTGAGAAGCCTTTCCAAGTGTATCTGATGCCGATTGAGGAAGGACAAGAAAAAATACCTCCGCTGCAAATAGGTGATAAGTATAAGCAACCTGACGAGCGTTTTGCAATCAACGACTTTAAATCTCCCGTTGAGGTCGATATAGATGCAAATCTTCCAAGACTAAGAGAAACACACATTGCCATACACAAATGCCTTGGCGAGATAGTAACCGCCGTGGATTTCGACGGACATTCAGTAAAAATAGGAAGCAAGGAGGGCAACCCAAATGAATAAACCAAAATTTGAAACCCCGAACCTCACCGCCGAGAATGTGGCGAAAATAGCTGAACTTTTTCCCGGTGTGGTGACCGAAGGGAAGGTTAATTTTGACCTGCTGCGCTGTATGCTGGGTGATGAGTTATACGGCGATGAAGTTTACGAGTTTACATGGGTGGGTAAGCGCGCCGCCATTGCCGAAGCAGGGCGGCCAGTTCGCAAAACCCTCCGCCCCTGCGTGGAGGAAAGCAAAAACTGGGACACAACTGAAAATCTCTACATTGAGGGAGACAACCTTGATGTGTTGAAATTGTTGCAAGAAAGCTACCTCGGCAAGGTGAAGATGATCTATATCGACCCTCCCTATAACACAGGCAACGACTTTGTTTACCGCGATGATTTTACTCAAAGTCGTGATGAGTACGATGGTGAAGTTGGGGTATACAATGAAGATGGCGATAGATTATTCAGAAACACCGAAAGCAACGGTCGTTTCCACTCTGATTGGTGTAGTATGATTTATCCACGTCTTGTTTTAGCGCGAAATATATTGAAAGACGATGGAGTCATTTTCATAAGTATTGATGAAAATGAAGTCCAAAATATGCGGAAGATATGTGATGAGGTATTCGGAGAAGCTAACTTCATCTCGCAACTTGGATGGCAAAAGGTATACTCACCAAAAAACCAAGCTCGTTATTTTTCTAATGATTATGAGTTTATTCTTTGTTATTGTAAATCAATCGCAAGTTTTTCCGTGGGTTCTTTACCAAGAACCCCTGAGATGAACGCTCGTTACAAAAATCCTGATAATGACCCCAGAGGGGATTGGAAAGCGGGCGATTGTGTTGGGTCTGGTATCAGAAAAAATGGCTATTATGATGTTGTCAGCCCCAAGACAGGCAAAACGCATAATGTACCACAAGGCAAGCATTGGGTTTATGCTCCGGAAACAATGAAGCGACTAATTGCCGACAATCGAATTTGGTTTGGACACGACGGGAACAGTTTTCCAGCAGTTAAACAATTTATTTCGGAAGTAGGTGGACGAAAAGCATCAAGTTTACTTTTATATAATGACTTTGGTCATACTGATATGGCAATGAAAGATTTGAAAAAAATATTTAGTGAGATGGAAAAAGTTCCATTTGACACGCCTAAGCCTGTAAAACTTGTTAAGATGCTTTCAATTCTCGGTATGTCTAACGATGATATTATCCTCGACTTTTTTGCCGGTTCTGGTACTACTGCGCAGTCCATTATGGAGTTGAACGGTGAGGAAAATGGCAATCGTAAATTTATTCTAGTTCAAATTGATGAAGCAATTGAAAACAATGATGAAGCAATTTCTTTAGGCATGAATACAATTAGCGATGTGACAAAAGAACGCATACGCCGCGCCGGGGACAAAATCAAAGCCGAAGCGGGCTTGACTGCACAGAACCTCGACATTGGCTTCCGTGTGCTTAAACTCGACGAAACAAACATGAACGACGTGTACTATGCAGCGGGCGACTACACTCAAGAATTAGTGCTTCAGATGGAGAGAAACATTAAGCCCGACCGCACCGATTTGGATTTGCTTTATGGTTGCTTACTTGACTGGGGCTTGCCTCTTTCTATGCCTCACTCGCATGAAGAAATAGACGGTTTCACCGTCCACACCTACAGCGACGGAGACTTAATTGCCTGCTTCGAGGAACGTATCAGCGAAAAAGCTATTCGTGAAATCGCAGGCCGCAAACCCCTACGTGCCATATTCCGCGACAGTAGCTTTACCAGTTCGCCCGAAAAAATAAACGTGTTTGAAATCTTCAAGCTGCTTGCACCCAACACGAATGTGAGGGTGATGTAAGATGGCGTCATTATCATTTCGTGAGAAATCTAAATTAGAAGCACTTTTAGGAATGGAGAGCGGGTATGTTCTTCAGTTCTCGAATTCGTCATTTGCGCGTTTCATTGGTGATATATGTAATATCGATATTTATAATGGCAAAGGTTATGAAGAATATGCATCAAAAGCCAATAAGCTTCGGCAGATATGGAATAATGAGAACGATTTAGTTGTTGGAAATCTCCTCAATGCGTTGTTGGATGAGTATGTTGATTATAAACAGCGAATTGACGAATACCACTCCAGCGATGAACATGATGTTGGTGAAATGCGGATTGTAGCCAGCCGGTTATTGGGGAATGCAATAAAACTGGATATACCTGTCCAAAGGGAAGAAACCCTAAAAACACTGCAAGAAGATATAAATAATGCTCTTTCAAGGAATCAGCCAACATTGGTATTAGACCGTCTGCATACCTTTTCCACGAAGTTTCTTCGTCAGATTTGTTCGGAACACGGCATTACTGTAGTTGACAATAAGGGAATCAACCTACCACTACATAGTCTGGCTGGAATGCTTAAAAAGCATTATGAGCAAAACCCGGTCTTTGATTCAGATTTTGTACCGCTGGCTATTCAGAATAATATTGCGCTTTTTGATAGATTTAACGCAATACGAAATAATCAAAGCTATGCGCACGACAATGTTGTTTTGGGTAATATGGAAGCCGAATTTGTTGTGCGCACTATGATAAATACTATTTCATTCATTGATGCCATAGAGCGATACAGAAAATCAAATTCAGCAGCGCCAGCTTTGGAAGATATCGATACCGGGAATGATGATTTACCTTTTTAGGAAGGAGGGATATAGATGAAATTAAAGTTTAGGCATCAGCCTTTTCAGGCAGACGCAGCAAAAGCAGTTTGTGACGTGTTCGCAAGTCAGCCGTTACGCACCCCAACATATATGATAGATTCCGGTTTGGGACAGCTTTCCCTATCCCAAACACAGGATTTTACGGGCTTTAGCAATGCGCCTATTGCTGTTTCTGATGAAAAAATACTGGAGCATATCCGCGCCACTCAGCGGCAAGGGGGTATAAAACCGTCCGATTCACTTGTAGGCCGTTTTAACCTGACCATTGAGATGGAAACAGGTGTTGGCAAAACCTATACATATATCAAGACCATGTACGAGCTTAACAAACGGTATGGCTGGAGCAAATTTATCATCGTTGTGCCAAGCGTAGCTATTCGTGAGGGTGTTTATAAATCCTTCCAAATGACGGAGGAGCATTTTGCCGAGGATTACGGCAAGAAAATCCGCTATTTCATTTATAATTCCTCGCAGCTCACTGAGATTGACCGGTTCGCTTCTGATAGTGCAATTAACGTGATGATCATCAACAGCCAAGCGTTTAATGCAAGAGGTAAGGACGCCCGGCGTATTTATATGAAGCTTGATGAGTTTCGTTCTCGCCGTCCGATTGATATCATCGCAAAAACAAACCCGATATTGATCATCGATGAGCCACAGTCGGTGGAAGGTAAAGCAACAAAAGAGCGATTGAAAGAGTTCGCTCCCCTTGTCACCCTTCGTTATTCTGCGACCCACAAAGCTGACAGTATGTACAACATGATTTACCGCTTGGATGCGATCGAAGCCTATAACAAACGGCTCGTAAAAAAGATAGCCGTCAAGGGTATTTCGGTTTCCGGTAGCACCGCTACTGAAGGCTATGTTTATGTGCAGAGCATAAACCTTTCAAAGGGAAACCCCACAGCGACAATCGAATTTGACATAAAGAATAAGACCGGCTTCAGTCCAAAAACACGGGTAGTAATCGAAGGTTATAGTCTGTTCGATAACTCCGGAGAGCTTGCCGAATATAAGGACGGCTATACCGTTTTGCGAATTGACGGCAGAGATTCTTCCGTTGAATTTACAAACGGTAAGAAGTTGTTTGCCGGGGATGTTATCGGTGCGGTCAGTGAGGATCAGTTGCGTCGTATTCAGATACGGGAAACCATCCTGTCCCATATCGAGCGGGAGCGGCAGTTATTTACCAAAGGCGTGAAGGTTTTATCGCTTTTCTTTATTGATGAAGTGGCGAAGTACAAGCAGTATGATGCTTCAGGCAACGCACAGGGCGGCACCTATGCTGAGATTTTCGAGGAGGAGTACAAAGCCATCGTCGGCAGTATGCAGCTTGCCTTAACTGACACGACGGAGTACCTTGCGTATCTTGACGGTATTGAGGTCGAGCGGACACATGCTGGTTACTTTTCAATTGATAAGAAAAGTGGTCGTATGGTAGACAGTAAGCTCGGCGATAGAAAAGAACGCACATCCGACGACGCGGATGCCTATGACCTCATCATGAAGGACAAGGAACGCCTGCTTGACCGCCGAGAGCCTGTGCGGTTTATCTTTTCCCACTCTGCCTTGCGCGAAGGCTGGGATAACCCGAATGTTTTTCAGATTTGTACTTTGAAACAGAGCGGAAGCGATGTTCGTAAACGCCAGGAAGTCGGGCGTGGGCTGCGCCTTGCCGTCAATCAAGGCGGCGAACGTATGGATGAAACCCTCCTATCCCGCGAGGAAGTCCACAATATCAACGTACTGACGGTTATTGCAAACGAAAGCTACGATAGCTTCGCCAAGGGATTGCAAAGCGAAATTGCCGAAGCTGTCGGCGATCGTCCGCGCAAGGTGGAAGCAAAGCTGTTCACAGAGAAGTTCGGCGAAGATACAGCCCTTGCTATATATGAGAGCTTAATAGAAAACGGTTATGTGAAGCGAGGCGAACTAACCGAGAAATATTACGAGGATAAGAAAAACGGCACTATAGAAGTACCTGAAGAAGCAGCCGGACAAACTGCTGATGTCATAGCCGTACTGGATTCTGTCTACGATCCGAATGCCAATAAGCCTGAAAACGCTCGCAAAAACACCGTCGAGGTCACGCTTGATAAGGGAAAACTGGATAGCAAGGCATTCCAAGAACTGTGGTCACGCATTAACCACAAAAGCTACTATGTCGTAGGATTTGATGAAGATGAATTGGTGGAAAAGGCTGTAAAGGAACTGAATGCACGACTGCGCGTTTCGAAGATTTATTTCAGGGTTGAGACGGGCGAACAGGCAAAGAATATTGACTCCAAGGAACAGCTTGAGTACGGAGAAGCATTTGTTCGAAAGGATATGGTGCGCGAGGAAGCGGCTTCATTCATGACGATGCGGGCAAGTTCATCCGTCCACTACGATCTTGTTGGAAAAATCGTAGCAGAGACGGGACTAACCAGAAAAGCCGTGACAAAGATTATGGTCAGGCTCGAAAAAGTAATCTTTGACCAGTTTGGAGACAACCCCGAAGAGTATATTATCCGCGCGTCTAACATCATCAACGAACAGAAAGCCACAGCAATTATCGAACACATAACCTACGATAAGCTGACCGCTGCTTTTGGTACTGATATATTCACCGAACCTGATCTTAAAAAAGGTAGCCTTGGCGTGAACGCCATGGAGGCAAAGCGCCACTTATATGATTATGTTATTTACGATTCAACCAACGAGCGTGATTTCGCTTCCGCGTTAGAAGCGCACAGCCAAGAAGTAGAGGTCTATGTCAAGTTGCCACGCGGATTTTATATCAACACCCCTGTGGGCAAGTATAACCCCGACTGGGCGATTGCGTTCTATGAAGGTAAAGTGAAACACATTTATTTCGTTGCTGAAACGAAAGGTGATATGTCCTCGATGGAACTACGCAAAATCGAGGAAGCCAAAGCACACTGCGCCCGTGAGCATTTCCGTGCTATCAGCGGCGATAAGGTGAAATACGATGTAGTTGACAGCTATGACAAGCTGTGGGAGCTGGTACAGGGATAAAAATAGTCTGAGGGGAGAGAAAATATGGGTGGGGCTACTATTATATGTCCGAATTGCAAAAAGTCTTTTGAAATATCTGATGCCATACAGCACCAGATTGAGGATGAGTTGCTTCGGGCAAAAACTGAGCAGTCGGAGACACTCCGCAAGGAGTATGATGCCGCTGCCGAGATAAAGTTAAAGCAAGCCGTGGAAAATGCTATATCCGAGGCACAACAGGCGGCACAGCTTCAAATTGAACGGGAGCGGCAGACTGCTAAACTTGAACTGGACAAGGCTCGCCAAACTACTGAACTTGAAGTTGAAAAGGCAAAGCAGACCACGGAACTCGAAACCGAGCGTCTGCGCCGTGAAGCCACCGCTTCAAAGGAAAGCGAAAAGCAGCTCCGTAAGCAGTTATCGGATTTGCTCGAAGAACTCTCCAAGGCAAATAAGGCGCGTGAGGATGCAGAACTCACGGCCCGCAAGGAACTGCTCGAAAAAGAAAAAGGCATACGTGCCGAGGCGGCGCAAAAAGCCTCCGAGGACTTCAACACAAAAATCCGCGAGCAGGAGGAAACCATCAACCGGTTACGTGAGCAATTAACCACAGCTAAACAGGTAGCGGAACAAGGTTCACAGCAGTTACAGGGTGAAATCCTCGAACTGGATATCGAAAATGCCCTCCGCAGCGGTTTCCCGTTCGATACAGTCGAGGAAGTCAAAAAGGGCGAACGCGGTTCGGACATTCGCCAAGTGGTCAACGAGCAGTTTTATATGAACTGCGGCTTGATTTTATGGGAGTGTAAAAATGCCAAGACCTATCAGGCAAGCTGGCTCGGCAAACTGAAAGATGAAATTGCATCAGAAAAAGCTCAAATGGGAGTTATTGTGTTCAATCCCACTGACGGAGGAGGCGACGACTTCAAACAGCTTGCTGATAATATCTGGCTTGTGAAGCCGCGCTATGTGATAATGCTCGCCACGTTATTGCGGGAAGCAATCGTCAAGGTCTTTGCGGCTAATCGCGCTGCTGAAGGCAAAGATGTGAAGGTTGAACTGATATACAACTATCTGACCGGTGGCGAGTTTAGTAACCGGATTCGTTATATCCTTGAGTCCTACGACGAAATGGCAAAGCAGCTCGACACCGAGAAGAAACAAGCCCAGAAACGCTGGGCAGCACAGGAAAAAATCTTGCAAAAGGTCACAAATAGTCTCTATGGTATGAGCGGCGATCTCCAAGGTATAGCCGGCCGGGAGATAATTGCGTTGCCCGCTCTCGGAGATGACGAAGAAGAAATTCCGGCTATAAAGCCACGTATATCGGAGCCGCGAAAACGAACGGAGGATATAGATGATGAATACTAAAATAACTTCCGCAATCGAAAAACTTATGCTAAACGCTGCGACTTTTCACGGCATTCCGGTTGAGCCCACGCTTATCAACTTCTTTTATGGAAACAACGGCACGGGAAAATCTACCATAGCGAGGGCTGTCCATGCCAATGAGGGTTTGTCTTGGCAAGCGGGAAAATCCGCAGATGACTACTCCGTGCTTGTCTATAATCAGGAGTTTGTAGAAGCGAACTTCCGTGACTACGGCAAACTCAAGGGCGTATTCACCGTTGGCGAGCAGAACATAAAGATTCAAGCTGACATTGCTGAAAAAAACACTCAGCGGGCTGAGCAGGAAAAGCTAAATGGCGAAAATACCATAACAAAGGACCGCAAGGAGTCAGCACGAAACACCTTGCTCGACGACTTTCAAGGAACCTGTTGGGATAAAACGAAAGCCATCCGAGACGTATTTGACGCTACGCAGAGCGGCTTTAAGCGGAAGGCTCAGTTTGCCGAGAAAGTATTGCAAATAGGAAACCCTACTCAGCATGATATAGGAGAGTTAAGAACTCTGTACGAAACGGCATTTGACCCAAAAGCTGCTACATATAAGAAGTTTCAGCCTACTGGAGGCACGGAAAGATTAAAAGGGTCATCCGGCAACGAACTACTTAATAAATCCATTACGAGCAGTAGTGACACACCTTTTGCTGCTTTCATAAAAGCGATTAAAGCTACGGACTGGATACGCCAAGGGCATGAACATTTCGCCGAAAAATCAGAAGGAAAATGCCCTTATTGCCAACAGGAATTACCCGACGATTTTGAAAAACAAATCTCTGCCTGTTTTGATGGCCAGTATCAAGAGGATATTAGTGCCCTTCGGCAATTTCAAGAGGACTATGTAAGCGATATGCAAGGCTTCCTTGATGTACTTAACGGCAATCTCCAGGATGCTTTCCCGAAACTTGATCTTACTGAATATAAGACGAAACTTGCGCTCTTAGAGAAAATGATTGAAATCAATATCCAACGGATAACTGACAAGTTGAAAGAGCCGTCTTCAGTTATCACACTTGAAAACGTCAAAACTCTGCGTGATGAAATAAACGTCCTAATCGAGGGTTTTAATAAACAGATTCAAGCAAACAACGACATTGTCGGTGCGAAGCGTCAGAAGCAAACCGAGTGCACCAGGAAAGTCTGGGAACTTATTGCATTTACACTTCAAAGTGATGTTTCGACCTATAGATTACGGCGCAAGACCTTTGATGACGAGATTACTGCATTGATTAAGCTGGTCGATGACGGTGCTAAGGCATCACGAGCTTTAGAAAATGAAATTGCAGAACTTAACAAACGAGTGGTTAGTACCGCCCCAACCATCAAAAGCATAAACGATTTACTTCGAGATTCAGGTTTCCAGGGCTTCACCCTGCGGGAAAAGCGAGGTCAGCAAAATGTCTACGAGGTTGTGCGCCAAGACGGGACAGTTGCGGATAAGCTAAGTGAGGGCGAGAGGAATTTCATTGCGTTCCTGTACTTCTATCACCTCGTTCGCGGAAGTCATACCGATGCTGATGTTAGCAAGGATAAAATTGTCGTAATAGACGACCCCGTTTCCAGTATGGATAGCTGCGTCCTATTCATCGTCAGCACCTTGGTGCGGGAGATGGTAGGTGTCTGCTTTAACAACGCTGAATATCGTGAACAGGAACGTGAGGTTCAGGGCGACTATATAAAGCAGATTTTTATCTTGACCCACAACGTCTATTTCCATAGGGAGATAACCTATAACCAAGCATCCCGCTATCATTGCGTATCGTTCTATGTGATAAACAAAGCGAGTAACAATTCCACAATCAAGCATTGTGTCCGACAATGTATATCTAAGCCAACCGAGCAAGAAAACTTCAACCCTGTCCAAAACTCCTACGCTGCCCTCTGGGGTGAGTACAGAGAAGTGGATACAGTTATTCCGCTAATGAACGTAATACGCCGCATTTTGGAATATTACTTCATGCAACTTTGTGGTTACGACGGTGTGAATATCCGCAAGAGGGTTCTTGATGAACATAGAGATAAGTTCGTGGAAACGCCAGACGAAGGGTTACCCGACTACACGAAGTACCACCTCGCCACGGCTATGTTGTCTTATATCAATGCCAACTCCGTAGGGTTTAGCGATGGTTTGAATTATGTTGATGATTGCACCGACATCACGCTGTATAAGGATGTGTTCAAATTAATTTTTGAAGCCTTGGAGCAGGAACAGCATTACAAAATGATGACGGGCGAAGAAGTTGTATAATTCTACAAAAGTAGCAGGAGGGTTGAAAATGAGTTTTTCAAAACAGAAAATTGGTGACAAGAACTTCATCGCTCACGTTCCAAGGGGAGCAGATTGGATAAGCGTTGACGAAGTTCTTTCGTCATGGAAAAATAACAGTTTCAGTCTTCCTGAGAGCAAGTTTGATACTGATGCTGGTTTTCGCTCTGCCCAGTTGGGAGCCATCTATGCTATAAAGTCGCACTGGACAGTATCGTCTTCTGCTGCCACGATTGTTATGCCAACAGGAACAGGAAAGACCGAGGTGATGATAGCCACAGTAGTGTCTGAACATCGTTCAAAAACCTGCATAATAGTGCCAAGTGACTTATTGCGAAAACAAACGATTTCAAGATTTTGTTCTCTTGGCAAATTACGCGAGATAGGAGCAATAAATGATTCCTTTGAAAATCCAGTTATCGGGTGCCTTGTTTCGTCGCCAAAAGACATAACCGAACTACAGGAACTACTCGATAAGAGCAACCTTATCATAACAACAATGTCATTGCTTAATTCTGGTCACTTCAAAGATGAGTTTTTACGACTTTTGGCATCAATGTGCGACACACTTATTATTGATGAATCACATCACGTTCCGGCAAATTCATGGAAGAAAGTCAAAAAAGTGTTTGAATCCGTTGAGTGCTTGCAATTTACAGCCACACCATTCCGAAATGATGGGAAAAAGATCGATGGCGATATCATTTATAATTTTCCGCTTGCTCTTGCCCAAGAGCGTGGGTATTTCAAGCCGATAAACTTTTATCCGATTTATGAATTCGATAATGACAAAAAGGACTTTTCTGTAGCAGCAAAAGCGATTGATCTTCTTGAGGCGGACATAGCAAAAGGATACCCGCATTTACTACTGGTTCGGGCTTCGACACAAACCCGTGCGAAAGCGCTATATGAAAACGTGTACCAGAGTAAATATGCAAAATACTCCCCAGTTTTAATCGTTAGTGGAAACAAAGCAACCGATAATCGGACTGCTCTCCAGAAGGTCAATGACGGGACTTCAAAAATCATCGTCTGTGTAGATATGTTTAGCGAAGGGATAGACATCCCACAGTTGAAGATATGTGCAATCCACGACAAATATATGTCCTTGCCTATAACGATGCAGTTCATTGGACGATTTGCCCGGACACAGGCTGACCTTGGCGAAGCCTCCGTTGTGGCCAATATTGTCGACGACGACATTCAGGAGTCCTTGGAAGAATTGTATTCGCAAGATGCGGACTGGAATAAAATACTCAAAGACACGTCGGATGAAAAAATCGGTCGAGAAGTAGAATTGCAGAAATTGGCTCGTGGCTTCACGGGGACAGAAGTCATTCCACTAAATCAGATAAGACCGAAAATCAGTATGTTCATGTATACAACGACCGAGTCCCAGTGGTATTGGCGGCGATGGAGCAAGGTCTTCAACGAGGAGCATAGTCACCACTACGTAAATGAAACAGAGAAAATTTTGATAATTACGGAGCTTCGCACAAGCAACGTGGACTGGACCACTTGTCGCGACATAACGGATGACAACTGGAATCTGCACATTCTTTACTGGAACGAAACGAAAAACGTATTTTTCATCAACACGACCGATAAAGGAATAGCTGATAGGTTGGCTGAAGCTGTTTTTGACAACTATAAACGAATAGCCGGAGAAGATGTGTTCCGTTGCCTTTCAGGAATAAACAGATTGATGCTTTCTACTGTTGGGCTTAAGACCGCCGTTTCCAATCATCATATCCGCTACAGAATGTTCGCCGGTGTCGACGTTGCTGAAGGAATAACCGGGGCAACTACAGGTACCGCAACAAAATCAAACCTGTTTGGCGTGGGTTATGAAAATGGGAGCAGTATAAGTATTGGTTGTTCCTACAAAGGGACGATTTGGGCAAAGTGGGTTGAGACCATAAATTACTGGAAAGACTGGTGCGATAAACAAGCGGAGAAAATTTTAAACTCGGCTATTGATACCACGACCGTACTAAAAGGTGCGCTTGTTCCAGAGGAAATCACCGCACGGCCTGCGGTTGTTCCTTATCGAATCGACTTTCCATCGGAAATTGAAGAAGACTGGAAAGGATCAATCACCGTAAAAACGGCTCTAACTGATTCCAAGTCGTTCCTTATGGACATAAGGTTGACTTCATTTGATGAAACATCAGAATTAACTTTTTCAGTGGGAAACGATGACTTCAAAGAGGAGTTCACTCTTAAAATAACATCGACTGGGTATTCGGTTAGCCATAAAAGCGGTTCAATTATAAGCATACGTTTCAGCCGCGGCAGAGAGATGCTCATTAGAGACTTTTTCATGGATAACCCTCCGACAATATGGTTTGTTGATGGGTCGTCCCTTGAGGGCAATCTTCTTGTCAAACTAAAAACAGCCCGTCCAGTTACATTTCCTACAGATAGCATTATCCCGTGGGATTGGTCTGGGATCGATATCAGTAAAGAATCCCAGGGGACAGACAAAGCGACGGAAAGCATTCAATATAAACTTATTTCAGAATTAAAAGCATCAGGTAAATACTGTCTTATTTTCGATGATGACGGTTCTGGAGAAGTGGCAGATGTCATCGCAGTTCAAGAAGACGTTGCAAATAACAAACTTTTATTTGAATTATACCATTGTAAATATTCGAGTGCGCCAAAGGCTGGAGCGAGGGTCGGGGATTTATATGAAGTTTGTGGGCAAACGGAAAAATGTATTAAATGGGCAAGTGATTCAAAATCTATGCTGGAACGACTTATGAGACGCGAAAGCGACAGGGCCAGTAATGGGAAACCCTCGCGATATGAGATTGGAGACAACAAGTTAATGTTTATCCTAAAAAACAAACTGAAAGTCTATTCATCGGAGTTTAGGGTTTATATAGTTCAACCGGGTGTCGATAGCACCCAAATTACTACCTCAATGCATCAGGTACTTTGCAGTGCAGAGGCTTATCTGAAGGATACATACGCAATCCCGTTGACGCTGATCTGCTCATAGAAGACGAAATATGCCGTGAGCACCGAAAAATCAGCATTTACCATACTAAATTTTAAGGATTTGGATATAGACACTGTGGTGGTGCAAAAGCGGTGCAAATTTTAACGATTTGATTCGAGCGGTGCATTTTATCAATAGTTAGTTCCTTTGCCATGCAAAGCACCGGTCTTTTAAAAAAGGCAGGTGCTTTTTTGACTTCTAAAGCCAACGGGGATTGTGTTTGCCATTCCTTGCCTGCGGACGGGACTGGGCAATATGGATTTGCAACCGTTTTGAAATAGAAAACAAGGCACTTTACAAGGGAACCGACATGTGTTAGGATATATAAGTACCGATTGGGGGAGTAATACCTGAAATAGTTGAAATTTCAACGTTTGAGGGATATTGGCTGCCTTGATGTTTTGTCATTGCATTTGTATTTGCTTTTACTGACAACTGAGAACTGACAACTGGTTTTTCACATGCGAAAGTGGCTCAGTGGTAG